ATCGCGCACACCGCGGGTGTTGCAGTCGTCACCGGCTGCTACAGCGAAGAAGCCATCTAACCATTCAAGTACCGAAAGTAAATACGCGGCGTAGAATAAACGCAGCAACGTATTTCTTCGTGAAGTTTCCGAACTCCCAGAGTTCATCATACCTTCTAAAACTTTAATGTATATGCGGCCTGCTATAGCGACGACTGATTTAACAGTCATCTTATACCAGTTCGTAGTAGCACGCACCCAACCTTTCTTGCATCTTCTTCCGAAATCAACTGTCTTATTGTCGATAATGGAAGTGGCACGGAAAGATTGTTTGGTGTGTAAAGCATCGAAACCAGAAACGTCGTCAACGACTCCTTCACCGAATTTCTTAGTTGAATTAACATGGAAATCGGTAAATTGTGCCATTTGACGATCTGTGAATCCAATTCCGATTGCCGAACCGGAGACGAAGATCTTGTCATCCTCTTTCAATTTATCTGCAAACTCTTGGAACAAGGATTTCTCCACTAGTTGATCGACGAGGGATACAGGGGATATGCATCTGTATTTGCCGTCTTTCAACTTCCTTTGGGGATGTGGTTCAGATTTAATGAAAACTGAGGAGGGATCATAAACACCCATCAACAATAATTGTTGTGGAGTGTAGTCGTCTGCGTCAAAGTCTTCACGAAGCCATATGTGCAACCTAGCGACGGCACAGTCGGTGACGTGCTCGTAGCAAGTGTTGCGCACAGATTCGTTAGTCGCGTAGTTCAAATTAAGTGGATAACCAGGAGTTTTATCAAGACTGATATCACCCCATACTCCTTCAATGACCCTGCGCAGATCTTGATAGGTCTGCGTGTCTGTTGAAGGAGTCTTATCACTTAGTTGGACTTTGCCACGCTGTCTTGCGACGGCTTCAATGGCTTTTGCGACGTGACTTTCTTGGAGGTCGGCGCACCTTTCACGGCTGACATGCTTTGAGTAAGCTGAAAGTTTCGCATTATCTCCTCGAGGAGGGTTTCCATATTGCTCAATCTCTCCAGAGTTGTCACCGAAGTGATGTCTGAGGAGGGTGAGGGTTTCTGTACTGACTCCTGTGGGAGGTTTGTGCTGCTCTTTGTACTTGCTATGGCAGGTGCCAATGCAGTAGAGGCCTTCGCGCGTCTCGACGCTCTCTTGGACAACG